AAGAATTATGTTTCTAGTGCCAAGAAAATTGATAAAATGGATAAAGACAAAAGAGCACAATTTAGAAAATCCGAATTAGATAAATATGAAAAAACTGTAAAATCATTAGATGATATCAAAAGTAAAATAGATGAATTAAAAAAAGATTCTAAAATTTTGCAAAAAATGGATTCATATGCTAATAATAAGTATAAATTAAAAATGTTTTTAACCGGTAGAAAAGCAAATGTCAGTCTTTCTAAAATGAAAGGATATGAAGAAGATATCGAAAAAATAAAAGATGAGCAAACTACTTTAGAAGACGATATTAAAAAAGCAAATGCCGAAGCTGAAGAACTTA